CTTTAATAGCGTGGTAAATACCTTCAGGCGGTGCCCATGCTGTTTCGAAGTCGTACTTAATATACTCTCCATCATCACTTACTTGTACATCTTCAGCTAACTCCCACTTAGTACCCCAATTATCTACCCGCCAGTCATACCAGTTATCGCAACCGTATTTCTCTATTAGTTCTTCTGACGGAACGTGACCAGAGCCTTTAGTAGTTTCTTCTAATGCTTTAGGCATAGGAAGTATTTTATTAAAATCAAACGCACATTCTTTTGAAGTAACTAATTCTTTAAAAGCTCTTAGTTGTTCATCATCATCATACCCGTATATTTCTACTCTATTACTGCACCAGTTAGGCATCATCTTTCTCCTTATTATTGTTATTATTATCCCCTTCTTCTTCTTTCTTGTTGATGTATTTGCTGAAGTCAGGTTCCTTTTTAGTTCTTTCCCATATCTCTTTTAACCTCATTATAAAAGGTTTATTCGGTTTCTCTGTCATAGTTCCACTCCTTCTTTGTCATAATACTCTTCCTCATTTATAAAAGTTATATTGATTAATCCTACACCTACTCCATGTTCATCGGGATCGATAGGGAACTCCCATTTAAAGGAGCCCCCATTATAAACGATGTCATGGATTTCATGTTGCATATCGTACTCACTGATAGGCACTGTTACTGTCCACACTTTACTCATTGTTTTCCTCCAAGTACATAATGTCTTCTTCTTCATTATCTTGTAATAACTCTAGCAAACCTATTGCTTCATTTTCACGAGCCCAAGCATAAACTAAATCTAAAACTTCACCATCAGATAATAGCTCTCCGCCTAAGTTATTTGTAAGACCTTCTTTAGCGTTATGATATCTTTTACTCATACCAACCATCCTTTTCTTAGTGCATTCATCCATAATACTACATAGATTAAACAACCTGCACAAATTACTAGTGACAAGTAAGCGATATAGTCTAAAGCTATTGGTATGTATTTCTTCATGCTGCTTCTCTTATTTCTTCTAGCATAGGTAGTAACTTTCTTACTTTAGCATCCCTGTTTACTATAATAGAAGGGGCATTTTCACTGTTTTTGATTTGATAGTGTGTTGACCATGCAGTTAGCGTATTAAATAGAGCCCATAAGTTATGCCCTAATTCATCTACGTAATCAAGGAACGTTACATCCAAGTCTTTAAGCAGAGTTTTACTACCATTAGCTAATGCTACAAACACTTGAGCGACTTGCACAGGTGATACAGTTATCTTTTCGTATGTTTTCCACATTTCTGTTTCATCCAAAAATGACTGCAAAGCTCCATCTAAACTACCAATAGCACGTTCTGTATCTAAGTTAAGAGTATGTTTACCTGCCATTTCATGCATTGGAGTTCCCATTGTCATACCGTTAGTACATAGTAATCTAAATGCTCCAGCCCATATCTTAAATTTCCAACTAGTATCACAGCTATTTAAAGCAGTTATTCTTAAATCTACTTGGTCACCATCTTTAATGAACATCTTGTGCATAGGAAAATCATATGTTAAAACAGTACGTGCTCCACCATGTGAGTCATCAATAGTTCTTATCATACCTTCTGTATCTAAATTAGAATCGTAAATAGCATCTTCTAACTGCGTAAATACAACGTCATTAGGTACGTACTGGTATCCTTTTCCTACAACAGCGATTATCTTTTCTGTTTGTGGATTATATATACCCTTGTGTGTGTGTATATTACCCATAACTAAATCACCTATATCGTAGGTTAGCTCTCTTTCTTCCATTGTTACAAAGTTAAAATCTTCTCTCATATGTTACTCCTTAGTGTAATTGATTAGAATTTTCAGGGTTTATCACAGAGAGCATTGCTTCGAATTCTTCTTCTGAAATATTTCCTTCGTCTACATCTATGATGAATCTTACATACGAAGCTAGATGTGCAACTTCGTCTGATGTTAATGTATTTGTATTATCGCATCTAAATAGATTTGTTAATTGCTTTACTAGGCTTACAGCAATTTTCATATCTTCTTCGCCTATATCTTCTTTTATATTTATCATCTTCCCTCCTTTATTATTACATCTTTATAACCTCTTCCTTCATAGACAGTGTGCATCATTTTAGCATGAGCATAAGTTATAAATTTATCTGTCATTTCTACGTCATCTATCCACACTGTATATTTCTTTCTTTCTTTGCCCGTTAGCATGGGGTCTCTCTTTTTTGCTACTGATATACTCATGGCATTAACTCTTTAAGTCTAGCTGGTATAACATGATTAGTGTTACAAGCATCACAACATCTATTGTCTCCGTAATAGGGTGTCATAACATACTTTTTAAGGGCGATTACGTAGAGCTTCCTTTCGTTTATTTTATTACCTGCTATATTATATTTAACAGGGTCTGGATTGTTACCGTATCCGTCTTCAAATTCTCTTTCACAGATACAACAAGTCCAACCAGTATCTCCTTCTATAGTTTCATCTATATCTGTATTGTAATTGTCTATTATCCAGTCACCGCTTAAATCATCTTCAGCTTCTGGATTATCTATTACATACTGTTCAGCATCGTTTTCTGCCTTAATAGAAAAATCATCATGTTCTATTTCTTCTAAATAGACTCTTTGAGTTCCATTAACGCTTGCTTGCGAGCTATACTCTATATCATAGTACTTTCTTAGTTCACTCATAATTTATCCTTATCAAATTTGACTTGTTTTAGTGTTTTCAAGTCGGTTATTAGCAACAAGCTTTCTACTTGGTCTTTCCCCTCAATAGGGAAGTATCCAGTTAAGAGAGCTCGGAGGTCATCTTCACTAGCTAATTCTAAATCGTAGTTTTCACTAACTTCTATTGTTGTTGTGTATCGTTCAACAATAGTTATTTCTTTTGTATTCATACTAACTCCTTAGTTTAGTTGGTTTACCAAAGATTGCTTCGGCTTCTTCTTCTATTGCTTTTATTTGCTTTAGATTAAAACCTCTGTCTAGCAAATCATTTACAATCATTTTATACGCTTGAGCATCATGCTCTCTTTTATACTTATCAGTACCCATGTATTTTATATCTGTCTTGCTTATGTTTCTTCTGCTTTTCATTATTACATCTCCTTATTGTTTAATTTCATCCATTACAGCAGCGAATTCTGCAGTTACACCTTTTATGTTTGCTGCTACGCTCTCTAACCTAGGTAAATCATCTAAATTCATATATTTTAACTGATGTTTTTGTTCAGCTTTTAACATAGCTTCTTCAGCATTATTTGCTTTTACAACAACTATTACTGGTTTTATTTCTAACTGTACAAGCCATTCGTATCTAGGCATCATCCATTCATCCATATTTGCTTCATCTTTTTCTGCTTCGTGATGCGAATCGTATTCTATTTCATCATAATCACCCATTATTCTTCTCCATTTCTATTTCTTATACTATCTCTGTTCATTTTTCTACTTTTCATAGACATATGCATATAGACATGTCGAATTAACCATCCCCATAGTAATAATAGTAGTATTGTTGGTAGCATTAGATGTTCTCCTCTTTTATTAACATTATTGATTTATCTTGTAGGAAACCTACACACTCGTTTGGATGTGAGTTATCACATATTAACAGAGATTGATTGGTTTCACATATTACATTTTCTTTGTTGCTACAACCTGATAACAGGATTGCTATTGTTATTATCCATACTAGCGTTAACGCTGTTTTTTCTATTTTAGTCATTATCACTCCTAGTTAAGCTACTTCTACAGTTTCGTATGGCATTTTTGCACAATCGGCTTGTAGCAAGGCTAATTGTACCATACAGGTTTGGACGGTATCAGCGTTAAAATCTTTATATAACGTTCTATCGTCTTCTGTTAGTTTATAATGCCTACACCGGTCAAAGAATTGTCTTATTACTTCTATAGCTTGGTGTCCTGTTAAACCGTATAGGCATTTTATTCCGCTATCAGCGATAAACGGATCATCTTCATCTTTATATTCTTCTGGAAGTATTAGCATTTTTGATAGGAAAGGATGACTATTACCGAAGTGATAGTCACCTATGTTTCCTAAACCGAAACTATATCCCATTAGAATGGTAAGTTAGTGTAGTATTCATGTCTTCTTTCTCCGTGGTCAGATTGGACTTTTGGTAGGTTTGTTTGGGTATTTATTAACCTAGTTATTATGTCCATCTCGTTTCCTACGTTCATTTTTGGTCCGTCAAATTCTTTATTTGATACTACGAACCTTTGAAACGCTTTGTTTTCATTTAAACCTTTAGTATAAGTTTCTTCTGTAAATACTATTGTATTAGTAGCTTTACCTGCATCATGTAGAGTACTACTGTAAGTAAACCAATGGTCATTGTTGGATTGCCATTCTGATATACCCATTCTAATACAGTTCATTGAACAATCGAAGAAGTCAAATATTTTGTGTCCGTCTTTAACACATATAAATTGAACTTTCTTTTCTATATCGCTTGTTGCGATTTTACATTCGAATACAGCTCTAACATTGCTGTTATCATATTGTGATTCGTTGCTTATATCTATTATTTCTCCTAACATGCTATGTACTTTTATTGTAAGCTCATAGATATTTTCTTTCTGCCATCCTAACATTTTGGCTTGCATTGTTCTTGCTACTGAATCTAGATTATTGAACAATGCTCTGTATAGCTGTGACATCATATCATAACGGTTAGTAGCTGCACTTTCAAAGAAGATATCTATGTCGTTACACATATTACCTCTTTCCCAATCTCTAGGTGCGCCACCTGCTATAGAAGCATATGGGTCTATTGACATTACGCTTAGTAACATCTTCTTAGCAAGGTTCTTTTCATTCTGAATTTCTTCTCTCCTAACATTTTCTATTGCTATTGTTGCTAGCTCGTCTATATGTTTCTGTTGCTCAGCTTTTTGTTCTTCAGCGGTTCTTGATTCCATAATGAAATCTCCTTCTAGTTACACCTATTTTATCACAAATCTGCTCTCGGTGTTTAAGCAAATCTCTAAATCCCCCTTATAGAGAAAAGGGTAATCCTTTAATCTCATATTAGAAGCTGTCAGTGTATCCAAGGGATCGAATCAATGACGTATAGTGCAGGTGGAACTATACTGAGATTCCCCTCATACCCCTAAATGGATACACTGATGTGCTTTAATATGTTTCAGAGTAATTTTTAAGTAAGTCCTTAAAGTCTATTAGATAGCCCAGCTCCTTCAATCCGTTGATTGTTGGTTACACACTTTAGGGAAGACTCAAGTCGCAAGACAAGAGTCATTTTAAGGATTTACTTAAACATTACACAGAGAATAACATATGACAGCTAAAATTAATCCAGAGACTGGTGAAAAGAATCCAGTACCAGATAACCTTAAAGCTCACGCATTCAAGAGTGGCGATGAGTGGACAGGGAATGCCCGTGGCAATCACAAGGGAACTAAGCATCAGCTACGTAAGACAGCTGAAGCATTAGAACACTTTGAAGCTCAAAGCCCTGCGGATGTCTTTATTTATATAAGAGATACAGCGTTAGCTAACGGTGACCTCTCATTAGCAATGAATGCTAATAAAGAATTATCTAAGTTCGTAGAATCAACTGCAGATGCTAAAGAAACTAATAGCGTTAAACCATCAACAATGGATGGTATGAGTGCTAAAGAACTTAAAGCTAAGCTAAAGAAATTTAAAATAGCTTAACTTTAAATACTCTAATAATATTCCCCACCATCCTAAGACAGTGGGGTTTATTATTTATGTGTTACTTGAACGTTACGTAAACAGTATCGAACCATTCACTGTTCTTGTAGCTACCATATGCTGAAGTATACAAGTACAGATTTGTACCTGAATTCTCGGCAATAATAATAGCTTTTTGAAGGTCAGTTACAGTATTTAACGTGAACTTATTAACGTTCATTGTTATGCACTGTTTCTTATAGTTGGTCAGCTTCAACATAACATTACGGGTATCAGCCACGATGTTGTGCGTTACAATCTGTCCAAAGTCTAAGAATCCACCTTCAGCCATGCGTTCTAATAGCTTATTCTCACGCTTGTTTAGAGCGATACGAATCTTACTTCTATCAGACTCATCTTTACTTTTATCATCATCAAGGTCAGACTTTGATCGAGCTAAATCTTGTGGACCTTGCATGTTTACCGGTAGGTGTGGCGTTACCGATAAAAATGTGTTAGAGATAGTTGTTGCAACTTCTTCTGGTATTACAGGGTTGGCTATTTGATTTGCCATAGTAGAACTCCTTATTTGATGAAATACACGGAATTGTGACTTCATAGTGCGGATTACTGCGAAAGCCTCCATAGTTATTTGCCCACTTGGGTGGTAAGTAACTAGTTAGCATACATTTATTAGATATATGCTAAGTGCTTACTTAATTACCAGCGATCTTTACCGGCAGCATTAGATTCCCACTCCCATTGTGTGCGAGTGTTCTCGTCTCTTCTAAGATATAGCTCCTTATCTTCCGTATGGAGTATATCTTGAAGTGCTTCATACATGACTTTCTCTGGAGTAAGTAACAAGTAGTAATTCTTGGTACCCCATAGCTCGTCACCTTGATACTGTAATGCACATCCTTCAAGGTGGTTAAACCTTCTAAGGATATTACCTACATCCTTCCTGCTTGACTCTATTCTATAGACTTGCATGCCTATTTCAAAGTTGTCAACCATGAATTTATCTTCTTTGCTAAGGTTCTTGTCGTAAAAGTCTTTCATTTGTTTCTCCTAAAGTTAAATTAGACACAGAGAGCGATCCCGCTGCAGTACACAGAGAGTACACAGAGAGGTACACAGAGAGTACACAGAGAGTACACAGAGAGTACACAGAGAGAGCGTCCCGAGCTGAAGCACTTCATTGAGCGCTTCGCAATAGACACCTAGCGGATGCAGGTAGCACTCGCGGATGCGATGCCTATTGCGAAACGCCCTACCCCCCGAAGGGGATAAGGCGATCCACCCAAGTGGACCTAAACGATTAAGCTAACTCGCCTAAGAACGCATTGATGTCAGTCATAACCGGTTCGGTTGTGTCTGGAGTTGTTGGTCTCTCAGCCCCTGGAACGAGGCTCAACCACCAGTCATTTTCGAACAAGTCGTAGATTGATGCTACAGCAATGAAACATGGAAATCCCTTTCCCTTTGCGTTCAACAATCCCGTCTGCCATTCGTCTACACAGCTTCGGAGCTCCTTATGATAAGGAAGCGCCAAGTTAGCTACCACTAGTTGATTTGTAATCCGATGACCTGCATAAGCGCCTTCAGTACAAACCGCAGTGATAACAACAACGTGACGATAGTCTAACACCTCCGGTTGTGGAAGGACGGGAAGCAATGCTTCACGCCCCTTTAAGCCTATCCTTACTCCGACAAGGTCGAAGGAGGTATAAGCCCCCGGTTGAGTTAAGCCTCTCGGACGAAGCCGTATATTACTCGGTTGGAACTTTGGTAAATTCTTCATTGAGAATTCTCCTATTTACATCCTACGTAATTGCAGGATGGAAGTGCCACACACTTCGATAAACCTTCTTGTCAAAGAAAGCTTATCGAAATGTGCCCATAGCCTCGTGTAGAGGCTTAGGGCTAACTAACTAATTCAAGGCGCGAGCTCTGAATCGTCAATCACCAGTGGATCACCACTCTTGTACTTATAAACAGGAAACTCCTGTTCAAAAGTAAGCTTGGTAGGACCTTGATGAGGCATAACTAGCCACTCATCCTTGTCGTCCTTATAGCCCATAGTATATACTTCAACGAACTTGTACATACCGTAGACACCAATCAAGGCGATGATACCAACTGAAACATAGATAATTGTTTCCATTTATCTATCTCCGGTTGTGAGTCTAACTCATTGGCTGACTCTTACCAATTTATAGCATTGCAGCTATAACAAATATTAAGACACTAATACCTATTAACACCTTAGTCATCGGCAGACTCCTTGTCTGCTAATGGCTTAGGTGGTGGTGGTATCATCTCAGGATGCTCCTCGTGATATCTATCAACATGTTGCATGTTATTAGGCTTATGTAATAAACCCTTATCTTTGAGGTATTCCCCGTAGTGCTTCATATAAGACATATCTGTCTCCTTATAATTAAAAGATGAAGTATCCTAACGTATCTTCGCTTAGTGCGAGATGTAGACCTACTTAGGATTTATTGTAGGATACTTCGCTAAGCCCTCTCAAAGAAAGAGCTTAACGCTGTATATTACAGCTGTGCCTCGGTTAGGAACTTGATATTCCTAACTGCCCTGCTATTGTCAGGACCACGCATACCCCATTGATAGACATCGCCCATGTCAGCACGTGCCTCCTCAAGGATACACACCGCCCTTTCAGCAGCCTTCCATAGAACAGGATCGTAAGACTCCTCCTCTAATTCTTCACAGTGGAATACCATCTCCACAATGAAACGGAATGAAGCACCATCGTGCAGTTTTAAGAGTGCACTAAACTCTTTGCGTAAGCTCGCCAGCCCTATTGTGTCCATACAGACTCCAATAACCAGTGTGAGAAACTGCACACCCATACAGCGTAATAATCTTGGGAGAGAGCTCTAATTGAAGGAGAGAACAACAGAACTCTCTGCCAAGACGATTACTAAAACAATTGCTAATTGCTTCTCAATAGAGGCTTGTGTTAAGCCTCCATTAGGTAGAAATTAGTAGATGATGAAAACACTAGTATCTAAGTCATGCCTGTAGTAGGCATAATAGAAGTGACCGTGGCCATCACCCATCTCCACATCATAATACTGTGAAGCATCAGAGGTGTGGGTAAGAGTGTGTATCTCACCAGCCTCCTGTTTAGCCTCAAGATGAATGCGTGTTGCATCCCTCATGTGGCAGAACTCTTTACGAGCTTCGTTAATAGTAATTGAACGCTTACCATTGCGACCAAAGTTGAACGGCTTGATTAACCGTGTGTCTGATTTAGACATATCGCCTCCTGAGGCTGAAAAAAAAAGAGGGGGGGCACCGCGATCGTAGTCGGGTACACCATACCTAAAATATATCACACGTAATGCACAGACCTAATTCTAAGCTGAGAGAGAACATGACAGAACTAACTAGAAAAGAGATGATAGAGATTACTGAACTTCAGGAGGCTCTAGAAAAGAGAGAACAGTGGGAACACTGGAAAGATAACCCGAAAGATTTTATAGAAGATTGCTTAAAGATTTACCCTAAAGATGCTAGTCTAGGTCTTATTTCATTAAAGATTAACTCTGCTCAAAAAATTATTATTGACGAGTTTAATAACCAGATGAAAGAAGTAGGGTACGTAAGACTTATTATTTCAAAATACAGGCAAGCTGGATTTAGTACCATTTCATCTGCCTTAATTTTTTGGAGAGCATTGTTCTATAACAACACGAGGGCTGTAATTATATCCCTAGATAGGCCGACCACAGAATCTATCTTTGCCATGTCCACTACTTTTTGGGAATATCTTCCTGACGATTTAAGACCTATCTTAGATAAGTCTAACGTAAGGGAAATGGGATTTCAAAGTAATAATTCTAAGTATAGAGTATTTACTGCCGGAGCAGATAATCCGGGAAGGGGTACTACAAATAATGCTTTACTATGTGACGAGGCTGCTTTTTTTCAAGGCGGTGAGAAAGTCCTAGCGGGATTATTTCAGTCCATTGCGCTAACTCCGGGAAGCATTATTATTATTAATAGTACTTCAAACGGTGCGCAGGGAGTTTATTACGAGCTATGGAATAAGGCGGAGAAAAAAGAGGGATATTTTGTGCCGTTATTTGTTCCGTGGTATTTGCAAGATGAATATAAAATGGTTGCGCCAGAGGGTTTTGAAAGAACTAGTCACGAAAAAGAGCTAGTAGAGAAATACCCTATTGGAGATGACCAGTTATTCTGGAGAAGAATTAAAGTAAGTGAAATTGGTTCTATGATGTTTCGTCAAGAGTATCCTTTTACTGCCGAAGAAAGTTTTATTCAAACAGGAAGAGGCGTATTTGATACTGAAGCATTAGGAAAATACATACCTAGTGATCCAGACAGTGTAAGAGAATACAACGAAAGAGAAAGCGTCTTTGACTTAAACAGTGAGGGAAGCTTACAAGTATGGGAAGCTCCTAAAAAAGAAACTAAATATCTTATTGGAGCTGACGTAGCGCAGGGAGTCGGAGGAGACTATTCGTGTGCAGTGGTAATGGACAGTGAGAGAAACGTAGTAGCACTATACAGAAATAATAAAATCGATCCTTCAAGGTTCGGGAGTTTATTATTCTATCTAGGGCGCTGGTATCATAACTGTTTAGTGTCTTGCGAGAGTAACTCAATAGGCATAGCGACTCTTCAGCAGTTACACTACATGTCGTATCCAAATATATATCGTCAGAAAAAAACCGCTAACGCACAATTAGATATTATAAATACTTTAGGATTTAAAACAACTATCTCCACAAAAGCGCCTATAATATCGAACTTGCAAAACATGATAAAAGATTTTGATATTAATATACCAAGCAGAATAATTCTAGACGAGCTGAAAGATTACGTAGTACATCAAACAATCTCAGGTGGAACTAAAATGGGAGCTGCTGTAGGAAAACATGATGATACTGTAATGTCATTAGCTATATGTTGTGAAGCTTATAGAACAGACGGAGATAAATTAACAATGAACCGGTTTAGTTGGGGTGAGACTAATGCATATAGCGAGACTCATAAAGAGACTCACTGGTTATAGGAGAAGTAAATGGGAGTTAAAGTACGAAAAGAAACGCCTCTTGAAAAAATAAAAAATAATAATACTAAAGTTAGCAAATATATAAAACAAGCTATTAATGATAATGAAAATGCTGCTAGTTTAACAATGAATAACTTTAATAAAGAAGGTACTGGATTTAGAACTTACATAGATAAAAAATTCCCATGGTTTCGAGATTCAACAGAAGAACCTTCTATATGGAAAATTTTAAATGAATATGAAGGTAATAATAATCCTACTGATGCAAGCAGACCTTCTAGAGCAAGACACATGTCTGCTGCTTCTAATGCAAGTGATACAGTAGCTGATAAAATTGGTGAAAATAAATTTGGAAAATATTTACCAGATGGATTAAGACAAGCAATAGGAGATACAACAGCTTTTACTGCAGGTCTGGTTAACGAACAGGGTTATCCTAGAGCAATAGGAATAGATGGTTTTAGAGATGCTACTACTAGATTAGTTGAAGACATAGGTGCTAATTATTCAGGTAGCTTTGGAACTGAATATATTCCAGGTGAAGCTAGTGGAGAAATTTTCAATAGAAATTATGAAGGCATGGATGCATTAGAATATAAAGAAGCTATGGAAGATTTTAAGTGGTATGATAACTTTGATAAAAACCGTCAGTTTGATGCAGATTTTAAAAGAAAATTATATAATAAGGGTTTACTTCCAGAATATATGGATGAATACTACAAAAATAATGAAATGAATATTTGGAAACAATTTTCAAAATAATTTAACATAGAGAGAGAGCGAATGAGTCATAAAATAGAGAAAGTCACAGACGATCAGTTGATTAATACAATTGACAAGTACATCCGCAATTCTTCTGGCGGATATATGGCAGATTCTGCTGTAAATAAAAGAAGGGAAAACTCAATATACGAAATGAGCCTAGAACCTAGGGGTGATTTAGCTCCGCAGGGTGTTTCTAAGATTGTTTCATCAGATAGTGCAGAAGTTGCTGAAGGTTATACGGCATTACTCACAAAACTACTAATAGATAACAACAAATTAGCTATGTTTGTGCCTTATGCTGACGATATTGGCTCTACTAAGAGAGCACAGATGGCAAGTGACGTAGTAAATTACTGTTTATTTAATTCTAATTCAGATGGATGGACAAAAATCTCTACATGGTTAAAGAGTGCTGTAGTTTTAGGTAACAGTGCTATAACTTGGGGATGGGAAGAAGATTTTTATTATGAAATAGAAGAATTTGAAGTAATTGACCAAGCATCTCTAGACCAAATGCTAGCAGACCCTATGCTAGAACTTATTGGAGACCTAGAAGTTAATGAAGAACTAAGTATTCCTGAAAATAATGTAATAATTTTTAATAATGTTCGATTGCGTAAGACAATTGATAATTCAGGTGTTAAATTAACAAATGTTCCACCTGAATCATTCATAATTGACCATAATGCTACATCTGTAAAGGATTCTAAATTCATTGCAACTGTAACAGACATGACTCGTTCAGATATTAGAATAATGTTTCCTGATTACTCTGGAGATATAAACGATTTAAGAGAAGAAAATCATCAAGACTTTAATACAGAAAAATTTGCTAGAAAAGATGCTGCAGGTATAATGACTTGGGATAGAAATGCAGATACTGACGAAGAAGAAGCAAATATAGAAGTAACGGTAATTGAATGTTGGATTAAAACAGACAGAGACGGGGATGGAATAGCAGAACTTAAGCATATTATTAAGGTAGGTGACACTATCTTACAAGAAGATGATGCAAGCTATATACCTCTAGCTATGCTAAATCCAATAGAAATACCACACGAATTTTACGGCTTATCTTTATTAGATATGGCACGTAGCCAAACACAAGCTACAACTGCTATTCTAAGAGGTTTTGTAGAGAATGTTTACTTTGGTAACTACGGTAGAACGTTAGCCGATCCAAATGTAGTTGATTTCTCTGCCTTACAGAACCCGATGCCTAAACAAATCATTGCTACTAATGGTAATCCAGCTGCTGCTGTGCAGCAACTACAACCAGAACCTATAAGCCCAGGAACTTCGGGAATGTTAGAATTCTTAGGATTACAGAAAGAGCAAGCTACTGGTCTTACAAAGACTGCGATGGGATTAAATGATACATTATTTGTATCAGGTAATTCAGAGCAAAAAATGCAAGGTGCACAAAGTGCTGCACAAATACGCATTGAGCATATAGGTCGTAGATTTGTTGAGAGCGGTATCAAAGATTTGTGCCGTGGTGTCTTAAGAGAGATGAAGTCTAATATGAAAAATCC